ATATTATAAAAATTAAGGGGGAATATTTCTACTCCCCCTGTAATTAATACTTAGAATGTAAAGTCACCCGCTACGTCGTTAGTTGTAGGAGTAGACGTTCCGAAAGAAGCAACAGCTTCAGTCTTAGCTTTCTTTACATGCACATCAGGATTGAACTTAACTACCTTACTTACAGCTTCCTCTACAGAGGCTAGCTCATAAGCAGATCCGTCCTTAGACCACTTCGGTAAGTACAAATCAAAGTTAGTATAGTTCTGCTTGTTAACATACTCACGGCCTGCTACACATGCTCTTACGAACTTGTTAGCAAAAGGACGTGCCTTGTCTAAAGCTTTAACTAGATCTTCGATAGTGTCATGTAGATTATCTTGGGCTACTAACCACTCTTTCATTTCTAGATTCTTACATAACATATCTACTTGTCGTAGAATTTCAGAATCACGTTTGATAACAATACCAGTCTTAGTAGTACCATCAGCTAGCGGATACTCGGTCAAACGGATCTTACCTACCTGACCTTTATATCTACCTAGTGTAGGGTTATCCTTATCAATGAAGAAACCTTCAAAATCTTCACCCATGTCGGGACCTTCTACGTTTAGTACAATGTTGTAAGCTTCCTGCTTATACGGTACAGTCTCTAAACTGATGCTGTTAATTTTAAACATTTGTACTCCAGGAGACAATGTCTTAGGGACAGATGATCCAGATCCAGATCCGCTGTCGATGTTTTTAGTGCTAATAGCCATTTTATTTTATTAATTAATCAATATAAATTTTACTCCAGTCGGCAACAACCTTATCATCTACTAAGTCAGAGAGTTCTACCTCTTGGTTTCTTAGGTGGTCAGGTCTTGCACCACAAGATATTTCATCTGTAGTTTTAAAACTTAAAATATTTTTAGTACCTCTACGGAATAGATAACCTATAGCATCAGAGTTAGAACTAGCAATACGTTTTAGTTTGCCTGTCAAATCTAAGTCTAAAGCGTTAAATTCTGATCCATTCTTTTCTAGTAATGTATCTTTTACGTGACCTACTAAGATAGTTCTTGGCGCCCACGTCTTGATATAATCGATTACTTTAGTAAAGGCTTCTCTTAACCACGGATAGCCGGCACCATTAGGTAAGTTAAGTATGCTACCATACTTAGGTTTACCATCTGTTAGCCAGTTCTTACCCATAGGAGAGCGCATGTACAGTTCTTCGGCATAAGGAATACACATCTCTTCTAATGCAGTGATGGTATCCACAGCAATAATACCGTAAGGATTCTCTGCTTCCTTAATCGCTTTACCAATCTTTCTGATATCGTCTACATTAGCAGCCTTAATCTTTACAGCATCGACATAGTCGCTACCGTTCTCTAAGTCTAATATCAAACAATTATCTAGCTGGGAAAGGATGGAAGTTTTTCCTACCTTAGGCTTGCTGAAAATAATAAGATTCTTCGGGCTCTTATGTGCAGCCGGAACCTTACTTGTAGGTAATACGATTTCCATATTACTTAATTAAATCATTTAACCATTTCTTCTGACTAACAGGTTTCTTTAGCATAATAGCTGCAAGATCTCTGACGGTCAACTGATCTAATGGAGCATCCTGATCGGTGTTCATTATCTCATCGAAACCATTAAACTCTAATTGCTTAGGAGCAACTGTCTTTTCAGGAACAGATACTTTAACAAGTTCTGATACAGGGATAAGATATCTCTCACTGATCTCAGGCTTGTCACTTTCTACTTCCTCATACTCCTCACTCCAGAAAGGGTTAAACTTCCACTTGTACAAAGTACGTGTAGGGTCTTCCGACTCCATTTCTTTACTCACGAACTCTACATAGATGTCTTCTTTCTTCTTGAGCTGACTAGGAAATAAACTGAAATGCTTACTGTCTTTTCCAATAGGTTTATACACCATAGTTGGGACATAGAAAGCTTCAGGAATTCCTAGCGCATCAAATGCTTCTTGATGGAACTCACGCAACTCTTGTGTGCGAGCTCTACGGTCTAGTTTTTCTGTAGTTTTAATACTCATAATTACCTTGTGTTAATACGTTTTTCTTGGGTAGGCGGAGCAGGTATCTCTTCTACCGTCATCTTTTCAAAGTTACCTCTAAAGAAACTCATACGGACATCACCATTCCTACATTTCAGGAAGTGCATAACCATAATAGTTTCATCGTTAATGATATACCTGTCGGGGCCATAGTGCCGTATTTTATAATAACCTGGACGGTTAAGGCCGACAACTAAATCAGCATGCTGCAATAGGGCATCTGCTCCAAATAAATCAGAAGAAAGGACGTAGTTTCCAGCTTTACCATCCTCGTTTCTTTCAGGAGTATCGATATTCCTATTAAGCTGACTTAAGATAATAAACGATATGGGATACATTCTCTTTAGCTCAGTGAATATCTCAGCTAAGTTGAACAACATCTCATGTTTATCCTTCTCAAAGGGAGCTAGTTTTACTAAATAAGAGTGGTCTAAGGTGACTACAGTTTTAGTATAGTGTTCCACACCATCGTCATCGCGATACTTGTGGTCCTCCATATATTCCATAATAACCTGCTTCATCTCTATAGAAGAGATAGGTTTCTCAACCACATCTATAGGATAACGCACTCTTTCTTTAGCATACTCATAACATGCTTGTAAGTCTGCTTCTGCTAACTCTCCATTAGCGCTACACAAATACTTATAGGACTTGCCTATTACACTAGAAAACTCACGTATTGCTGTAACACGGGCTAGCATTTCAAACTGAAATTCTAAAACTCTAAAGTTCTCCCCTTTATTCAGGACAAAAGCTTTATTGATAATATTATCTTTTACTAGAGTTTTACCAGCACCAGATCTACCTGCAATAACAGTTAAAGTGTTCCATTCAATTCCATCAGTACCTGCATCATTAAATCTAGTCCAAGGAGTCTTGAGACTTTTAATAGCTCCTTCCTTGCGACCCTTCATATACTGAAGTGCTTGGACAAAGCCATCTTTCTGCCCTTTCCAGGGTTTGTTGGTTTCTGACATGTGCTTGGAGTTAATCCCGATCAGCACTTGTTACTTTTCGGGAGATAAAGATATACAATTTCAGTAGGATTACAAAGGTTAATTCTATAAAAAGTGACTGAAAATAATTAACAGACACTATTAGTTTATCCACAATTTGCCATCCTAAAACTGAAAACAAAACGCTTACAGATATAAGGAACATAGCACGTTCCATCATATCTCCTTTTGATTCTCTCATACTACTTTCTCTTTAATGTGGTCCTCTTCTAGATCGCCACCATTTAATATAATTTCACAGTAGCCGGCTAGCTCTGAGTCCCAAGACTTATCCGAGTTTTGTTTACGAATAAAGTACTGAGAGTTCTTCATATACAAGAAGTTAGTCTTCTCATAGGTATCTAAATAGTAAGCTGTAGCCTTAAGGATTGTATCCCAGCTATAGTCATACGTATTAAAGAACCACTGAAAGCTTTTCTTGATATCAGCCTTAGGTAATCTAGCAGGTTTACCGCTTGGTAACTTACCTCTAGGGAACATGTCTAGATATGCAATTATGTGCACATCATCGTCGAGACCCAACGTATTCTCTGCCTTCTTATTAAACTTAAGACTACCGAACATAGCTTCCGCTTTAGTCATTATCTCCTTACCTTTATCCGTAAGAATACCTTTGCTGGCATCCTCGATAAATTTAGAAGATTCTAACAGTCTTAACTCAGTGTGTACATTAATTAGCTGAGGTCTTGATTTATTAGCAATACCCCACAGTACATAGAAGCCATTAGGTGTAAGGCCATTAGCTGCTAGGTAGTCATACAGTTCTTTCATAATTTTTATTTA